TCGCACCCTTGCGTTTACCATAACTACTCACGCCATGCCACCTTAGGATACTTAGCAAAGTTAATGAAGAAGAATAAGAAGTCGAGTCTAGTAACCCAAGCAGTAACTGTTGCCACTTCTTCTTCCACCCATTCTATAATAGGATATCTTTCAAACCCTATACCAAAACAATACCTAGTGTTTAACGAAACAGTTACTGTATATCTTCCGATATCTTTTTGCATTAGTGATTCTCTGGGATATCGTCAACGAACATATACTCAGGGTTAAAGGCAATCCATGTCATGAGGCCTCCTCCTGCGTCTGCTTTTCCGTATCTGTTTTTAACTGGCGCGACACCCATTGAGGTCCCAACAACTCCGAGAGTGCAGATGAGAGCAGGTAGTTGTGCAACCTTGCCCTGAATAGCACTTCGCGGTTGACACGGAGAACCTGTAACTGCTTCACTAGTATGATGAAGCACAACAACAGCAGCATTAGTTGCACGAGCAAGATACTTTAACTCCTTCATGATGGCTCGCATAGAAGCGAACTCTTCACCACCATCGGTGGCTACGTCCATTAAATTATCTACTACAATTAGAACTGGTGGGCAACCCCATAGTTCCTCAAATGCCTGCACTTCTTCATCAATATCTTGAAGTGTTGGTGCAGATTCAAATGACCAAACAATATGATTACTCTTTGAGAGAGTAGCCTTAGTCCAACCTACATCAGATGATAACATTCCTTCTACATCTGACTGACTCTTACCCGAAATCATAGATGCTAATCGCATAGCCATCGTATGAGCGTTAGTATCTGCCGATATATACAACGTCGGCACTTTCATTTTAAGTGCTAATGCTAATGCTAAAGTTGATTTACCCACACCTGGCGCTGCTGCGAACATCGAAACTTCGGAACGACGGACAATGATTTTATTGGAATCGAACGCCTTAAAGCAGGAAGGTAAAGGTTCCCCTCCGATACTGGCACGACCAACTGAGCGGACAAGTGTACGCATCCTGGTTCCTTTCTATCTTGAAAGAAGAGTCGCAACCAAAATGCAACTGGTGTAATTCGGCTACGACTCTTCCTCATTATTTAATTGTTAGTTAACTGGTTTGCATTGGTCAGGTGTGCCTTGTGGTGAAGGACACGCCCAGAATGCATAAGGCTTTCCGCTTGCTTTGCTAATTCCTTCTCGCCAAATACGAGCACCATGCTTACATACTGGTGACGCTGTACCTGATGCTGGCAACACCTGGGTTGGAGGCGAGGAGGCTAAGGGCTTTGTGCCGATAGTGGAACTCGTGGTCGATAAAGGGGCTAGTGTATAAGCACCTACTACCTTCTGTTGCACAGAGGAGATTTGTGTAGAGTAATCGCCAATGCCTTCTAACAACACAGACAATTCATCTGCCGTGTTTGCACGGATGTTTATCATATCACCTGTTGGTGTCTTGTAGGAAACTTGTAGTTTCCAGTCTTCATTTGCCATGTTTCTCATTTCTTAGAAGAGAACTGACAATACTCTGTCAGTCCACATCTATTGCAGTTGTTTGTATTTGGTATAAAAATTCCAGCCTTACGTGCTTTGTCAAATCCACTAACAAGATACTCTAACTTCTCATCTGTGTATCCAGTTAAATCTATGAGTGGAGTAGTTCCTTCTTGTCTTGCCATCCAGTAGGCTCCGTACTTAACATCTACCCCTAGAACTTGTTTAAGTCCTAGGCGGTAGAAGCCAAGTTGTAGCGTGCTGAAAGGGGTTTGCTGTGAAGTCTTTAGGTCAACCACGACTAATTCACCATCAACTTCAAAGACTCTATCGATAACCATCTTAACAGGTATATCGGCAAAGGTAGGTGTCAAACCCAATTCAACGGCAGGTGCGCCTTCTGGTGTGTGCCAGATTTTCCAGTTGTGATTAGCAATACGCCAATCGATATATGATTGAACCCATTCAGGTCCAGTCTTTTGCCAAAAATCTACGTTCTCTTTATTAGGGAATGCTTTGGTAGCACGACCACCAACCCTAGCGAAGGTTAAATCTTTACCATCTGATTCCTTTGCCCATGCTTTATCCCAGTAGTTCTGTGCTAGTAACATTATAGGTTCTCCAAATCCCAAGCCTCAGTTGCTGAGTGAAAGGCGGAGCCACCCACAGACCACACCGAAGGTTCTTCGGGTAGTTGAAGTAATCGACCTAGGTAATACTGATACCCACAGTCAATGAATGTTGTAAACGCTGAGTATGATATATGCTCAGGTAATGTGTATCCTTGCAGTTCAATTGCCATAGGTATATTATATATCAATCAGGTAAATCTGTCAACTATAAAATATACTTGACATCTATCTTTGTTAGGTGTATAATTAAATACATAAGATAATATATATAAGACCCCTCTGGGGTCTATTATAATATATATATAATATATACAATAGGATATAATGAGTAAACTATCTGACTTTGATTTAGACTTATCGGTAGGACAGGCTGGCGAAAGACTGGTCGAAGGGTTACTGACTGGTAACAAAACAATAGAAGTCAAGACTGATTTAAAGTGGAAGAACACAAACAACATCTATATAGAAACCGAGTGTTGGTCTCACAATAACCAGTCTTGGTATGCCTCAGGTCTATCTGCAACGAAGGCTGAATACTGGGCATTTGTATTAGAGGGTGTGGTACTTATTGTACCTACCTCAGTATTGCGCAGAGCGGTTGAGTTGTATGGGGAAGAGATAACCTGTGACATAGAACCAAACCCAAGCAAAGGGTATCTTGTACAACCAGGATATGTGCTCTGGGTCACAAAAGAGTTATCTAAGTAGCGAGGGGAAGGCTACCTAGAAAACACAAAAGACCCCCCTTCCGAAGGTGATTACCTAAGGTCGGGGGGTTTCGTGTCTCTAAAGGCCGTTTAAAGCCGTTTAAAAGGTATTACTTGGAGCCTACTCCAAAATCTTTTTCAGCCTTATCCGCCCATTTAACCAATGGACCGAACACAGCGCCGATTGCAATGGCGTACTGTGGTGCTAGGTCGGCTGCTAATGCCAATCCTAAAGTGATTGCTGAAGCAAGGACTGCTCGCAGGTAAGACTTAAATGCTGCCTTTTGCTTTGCTGATAACTTGAACTTCTTCATTTGCTCTCTTTCTTTTTTGGGAGTGGCTTTAGTTTTAAGGCCATAGCCCTGGCCTGGTCTACCGTATTGTATACGGGTCTATCCATCCAAGAGAACCAAGGAGATGTATCCTTAGCATGCTTCTCTTCAACGGAAATATGTATATGTTTTGTATGTGGGTTGGAACCAGTATAGTTTCTGTTACCCTCACCACTTCTATCTCTAGACCAAATCTTTTTATTGAATATTAAATATTTAACACGTTTGTCTGCTTTTATATTTTCAAATATCTCTTCGCAGTCTATACCATTTTTTGGGTCATGGGTGAGGTCTACTGCTAGCCCAGTATTGTGGTCCGAAGTTGGACTCGCCTTCAGATGAGCAGCAGATGGTAGAAGACCATCGCTTGCTTTCTTGCGCTTCGGTCTTAATGCCGTCGCTTGGCGCAGCACAGCAATTGCAGCAGGTGTGGCTTTCTTGGCAACAGTTGTCATTTACTTTTTCCTTATCCATACTTGCCATCCCTTACGTAGGATTTCGATTTCATCTTTGTGTTTGTTTAGCCAAGCATCTATTGCTGGCTTAGGGTTCTTATCTGTACCGTCTGGGTGGTCCCACTCATAGTCATCAAACGCCATGATACCCTTTGGCTTTAACAAATCCCAGGATAAATCAGCATCTAATGTTACCGATTCAGGTAGATGGTCACCATCAATATAGATAAAATCATACTTGAGTTCTCTGTGGTTCTTTAACCAGTCACCACTAAATGCTTTATGTGCTTGAACTTTCTTGCCATAAGAAGCAGTCTGTTCCTTGTAGGCTTCCTGTATATCATCCCAGTCATAGATTGATTCATGCTGTAGGTTGCCACACCAAGGGTCTATGTCTACCAGTAATGATGATGGGTCAGTAAGTATATTCTCTAGTAGCCAAGCAGATGCGTTGCCAGTAAAGACACCTATCTGTAGGAACTTAAGATTCTTCTTACCTTTAAACTCTGCTAGTCCTGATTCAAAGTCAGCAACTGTAGCATTATCGTAGAACCATTTAGGAAATTTGTCCGCTTTTGTCCCCATTGTCCCTATCTTCCTATTAGTTGTTTAACTAGGTCGGTTAGTAACTCAACCTTCTCGTCCAATTGATTGACCTTATCCCTTAAACTGGACCCTCCATTGGGTTTAAGTTCATTAAGATAATGTTTAACCATCCATCTAATAGATGTTGCTAGTGCTCCTATTAAAGTGGTTACGGCTACGGCTAGTCCAGCCCAATCAGTTGGTGTCATCATGATTCCCTATACGGTTCTAATGGTTACCTCAAGGATACCACCGAAGCCACTGAAGCCTCTGTCTGGTGGAGTTCCACGAGTAAACGATACTTGTTCAATTACAATCTGGCGAGATTCACCAGTTGTGAAGTCTTGTAGTGTAACTACATCTCCACTCTTTTCTATATTCTCAAGTGCTTGAATTCTAGCAAATGCTCTTCCTTCATATCCGACTTGAACATTGTATCTATCTGTTTCGACATCAAAGCAATACAGTGGGAACTGCATGATTTGCTGACGAGGCGTAGCGATAGTAGCCTTTGCTTGGTATCCCTTAAATGTAGGACCCAAAGATGTGGTTGTAGCATCTCGTCCAAAGATAAACTTGTATGCTACATATTCTTGCGCTGTCTCAGGCTGAGATGTTGTTACCTCAACTGCTGGAACGGTAGGACTATAGGTAATAATTTCATATTCAGTATTGTTTCTATCTATAATATCCAAAGCAAGACTGCCATAGGAGAAGTCACCACGACCAAGGAGACGCTTAAAGTTCTTTGGCTCTAGTGTGCCATATCGAATGAACCCTGTGGTTAGATATCCAGTAGGACGCAGAGTAGATTCAGATTCTATATTAATAGAACCCACCTTATTGACTAGTGCTAGACTAGAAGATACTGCTGTAGACGCTACGTTAGAAGCAGTCTTAGCATAAGTAAATGTAGTTGTAGTAGGTACAGTAGCAATTGTATACTTACCATTAAACGTAGAGTCTACACCCTCAACCCATACCTCATCGCCTACTGCAAGACCATGTACTGCAGAGGTAGTAAGAGTTGCTACGTTAGAGGTTAATGCTTTGTTGGTAATTGTGCCAGCGTTGTTGGCTGTAGTACAGAATACGAGTCTATTTAAATCACCAGCAAAAGCGCATGATGTAGTTCTATATCCAGTTATATCATCAACATACAAATCGTTTGCGTATGCAAATCGTAATGTTTCTATTTCATTTCCTAGGTCAATACGGATAACACCAGGATTTCCAGCAACGCCAGTAGCGCACCAGACGAATTTGTCTCGTGCGGCAAAGTCATAACACGGCTGAGTAGTCTCTACAATTAGTGGACCATAGTTAATGGAGCCGTCAGTATCTGAGACAACTGCCGCACGGATTCCCTTATTTGTCCCAATCATCATGTATCCAAGATAGTAATATATCTTGTGGATGATTTCTCCTACAGGCATCTCTGCTGATACAACAGCGGATGTAAGTGTAGGCATCGTGCCAGATGTGCTTAATGTAAATTTAAAAATAAATGATTGAATGCCGCTATAGGCAGCAACGTAGATAGATGAACCAGATGATGATATTGAAGAAAAGACTATATCGGAATCGCCATGAGTATACAAGGCTGTTGGTAGGGATGACGCTGTTGTTGGGAATTCAAAAATTTTATTATTGATAGCCATAACAATACGGTCTTTAACATATTCCATTGTGCCTTTAGATACTACAAGAGAACTGCTACTAAATAGTAAGGTGGCTGAAGTAGATGAATCACCAGTCAAAGGTTTCTTATATACAGCAGTTTTATCAACACCTGAATCAAGAATGCGTGTCACCCAATAAGCGTTAACGCCATCGTCACAGATAGCAAACACAGGGTAATCAGTACCTGCTGCGTTATCTATGAAGTGAGTTTCTGTTCCATCTACTGCAATCTTGTCAACATCATACTCATCATGTAGCAATACACCGTTAGTCCCACCCCATTGGATAGAACGTAGTTGTTGGAATGGACGTTTGTTAGATTCAATATCGCCAGTTGTGTAGTGGGAAGTAGATGTATTCTTAAGCATTGTGACTTGTCCCTTAGTCCATACATCGACACCCTTGCTATCAGTAAATCTGTGTGCTACAGTTTCACCAGCAGATGGGTCATAGAACTTAATACCTGCTCCGCCATGAAAAGAAGATTGAGAACGAATCCACCAACCAGTAAGTGATTGCTCACCTGGTTCTGAACCATTATCAAATTGGTCCTTACGAAATGGTGCTGTCTGTCGACGGTAAGGTCGAGCATCTGATATAGCATAGAAAAATGGTAAGCCACCAACAGCAATGTCATATGCCTCTGCAGTGTTCTGCCATGTAGCAGAAGACGATACAATACCTAAGTCAACCGCAATCGCTCTACTAGAACGACCTTCGGTAATATCACGACCAGCCACGTTACTCCTTAATTACTCGATTGGTTCTTTGAGTTCCAATATAAAGCGTATAAATCCATATCCCATGCAGTTGTTTTCATGTGCTTTGCAATAGCACCTGTATGTGCATACAATGGGATTTCTGCTGCAGAACATTTGCGGAAGAACGATATGTCTTCGCCGATGAATTCTTCGCCAACACTGTTGTCCTCAGCAAACATGAAATGTTTGTCGCCATACATAGCACGAAGTTTTTCTACTACACTTTTATGTATAAGCACTAATCCCATACCAGCACAGTCAATTTTAATTACAGAATCTTTAGGTAGTGGGTGATGATACTTGACTGTATGCTTATCAACATTATCAAATATTACTGGCATTGGTATAGGCAAAGAGCCATCTGAATCTTTAGCAATAAAGTATATGCCGGAAACCATAGGTTTATCTTTAGAATCTGCCGTATCATATAGTTTATTCCAGATATCTGCCGTTAATACAACATCTGAATCAACCCACAATAACCAGTCAGTTTTAATGTTATCGTACCATGTGTCTAGAAGAACCTGACGCTGTCTAGCAATCTGGTTTCCCTTAACTCTAATGCTATTGTTTATTAATTTTTGACTGCTAAGTCCATAAAATATGGCAGACATTAAACCTTCAGTAAATGCTCCATCAGTTATGCCATTGTCGCACCAACCAATAGATACTGTTTCATTTTTCTTAATCATATAGTCCCCTTATGTTTAATTAGTTGAGCAGTTTTAATCCATGCTCAGGGATAATTGTTATGCTAGTGGAACTGAAATCCACTCTTTGTTGTATTCAGACCACTTCCATCTAAAGCCTTCAGTTTGATTTGGGTTAGCAACTGGTGCTTCCCATTGCCAAGTTGTATAGTTTAATTTCCAAGAAGGAAACGGTTGTGGTGCTATAAATACATTAAATTCTTTATCGTATTTATATCCAATTCCAGCAAAATTAGCACGGATATTATTATTGTAAGAAGTACGCTTACAAGTTAATCCAGCAAATTGAGGTTGAGCAGCATAAAATTGTTCCCAAGCCTCAGATGAACCACCAACTTGCGTTCCATCTAAATCAGTTTGAATTATATTTTCATCAACACCAGTAATTACTTGTACTACTATATTGTCTGAATTGATAAGTGCGTAGTGTGCCATTATGCCCAACTCACATTTCCAGAGCCAGCAGTAATTGTGGCTCTCTTGTATCCACCGCTTGCTGAACTTTCTGTTCCTGTTAAGCCAGCGCCGATTGTAATTGTTTTAGAATCTGGATAGCGAAGGATTACAACGCCTGAACCACCAGAACCGCTATTCATACTAGTAAAGGTTCCACCAGCAGCACCCCCACCTCCTCCGCCAGTATTTGCTGTTCCATTTGTAGCGCTAGTATTGCCTTGACTGCCACCACCACCACCACCAGAACCACCAGAACCTGGCGTTCCTCCTGTGCCTCCAATGTTCCAAACACCAGCACCACCACCGCCAGCATAAGTTACGGATGAACCAGTTATGTTATTGCTTACACCAGCACCACCATTACCACCTACTAAAGTGCCAGATGCAGTACTTCCTGCTGCACCAACAGCGCCAGCACCTCCACCGCCACCGCCAACATATCTTTCAGGACTAGCACCTCCACCACCATTTCCACCACCATAACCTTGATTTGTAGTACCAGAGCCACCATTGGAGGAATAACCACCATTGCCACCGCCTGCTGAACCGCCAGTTTGACCTGTTACATCACCACCAGAACCACCACCGCCGCCAGTAGATGTGACAGTAGAAAATACAGAGTTAGCGCCAGGGAATTGGGTAGTTGAATATCCACCACCAGTTCTACTTGCTCCTCCTGCACCAATAGTTACTGTGTAATTTGTGCTAGGCACAGCAGAAATTACTGTTTCAGCAGTTCCGCCACCACCAGTTGCAGTAATAGAAGAACGAAGTCCACCTGCTCCTCCGCCTCCGCCACCGTAGCCAAGATTTCCACCACCGCCACCTGCAACAACAAGATAGTCTACGGTAAAAAAAGTAGGAATTGTAACTGAATTAGTTGCAGATGATTCATCACTTGTTCCATTAGCATTTGTTGTTTTTACTTTAAATGTATAACTAGAATTAGCAGTTAGCCCGCTAAATGCATAAGATGTGCTAGAAGTAGTTGCTGCGGTTTGTGATGTTTGAGCAGTTGTTCCATTAAGGTATGGAGTAATTGTAATTGATGAAAGATTTTTTCCACCGTTACTACCTAAAGTCCAAGTAACTGTTACATCACTTGTAACACTTGATGTAGATGCTGTTCCAATAGTTGGTGCTTGTGGAACTGTTGTAAGACTTATATTTGCTGTTGGAGAACTTGGGCTTGTTCCAAACCCATTATATGCAGTTCCTGAATATACATAACTTCCATTTCCTCCTGTTGCAATAGTTACAGTTGTTGATGTAGTTGTTGCTGAATATGAAGAACCAGAAAATTGTGCTGTGCCAGTGTATCCATAAGGGCTTCCTCCGTTTGTACCAGGAGTAAAAGTAAATAAAACAGCAGCACTTGTATAAGGACGACTTGTTCCCACATCTGTAACTGAAACGCTTGGAATACCAGCAGGAGCAGAAGATGGAACCCAGTTGGTTCCGTCATAAATCTCAAGAAGTCCTAGTTCACCATTGTAGTATGTATCACCAATTACTTGACCTGATGGGCGACCAGCAGTGTTACCTGATGGGATGCCACCCTTTTGAGGAAATTGTTGAAATGCCATTATGAAATCTCCACTCCACTGATGTGGATTGACACAGCAGTTGTAGATGCAAAGCCAGTAATTACCTTAGGTGTTGCGTTAGCAGGAATAACCTGCTTCATATCAAAGCCAACTATAGAGTTAGCAGGGATAGATACAGCAGGAACAATCGTTACGCCATCAAAAGCAATCGTTGCTGTTGAGGCAGATGTCGCTGCGTTAGCCAACACAATGTTTGATACAACAGTTATAGTTGTTGTAGTCGGCACTGTGTATAGGGTTGTACTTGATGTGGCTGCTGCTGTACGAGCAATAGCCTTGGTTGTTGTAGCCATTAGTTACTACCTTTCTTAGATTGCTTCCATAAGAAGCAGGGTTAGTTCGTCTGTAATACTTCCTGGTCCAGTAAGAACAATGTCAACAACACCTTCTAAGGTTGTTACTGTTGTTCCAGACGGAATAAGAGTTGAGCCGAGGGTTGGTGCTGAATAAGAACTTGCAGCGTTGATTGCCGTCCAAGAAGAACCTGACCACACAGACATAACTCCACCTGTAGAGTTAAAGTACAAAGCACCAACAATAAGTGTATTGCCATCATTATCTACCGATGGGGCAACTGTTTTTGCACCTAGGTATCTATCGTCGAAGTTGTCATAAATTGTTGCAGTATCTGAAGCACTTGCTGCTGCTGATGTTGCGGAGGCTGCTGCCGAAGTAGCACTTGTGGCTGCTGCTGTCGCTGAAGCCGAGGCACTTGTTGCACTAGTAGCCGCAGCGGTAGCAGATGCTGCTGCAGAAGTAGCAGATGTTGCTGCCGCAGTTGCGCTAGTTGCTGAAGCGGTAGCAGATGTTGCTGATGCGGTTGCTGAAGTAGCAGAAGCAGTAGCACTTGTCGCTGAAGATGTGGCTGATGTTGCAGCAGAACTTGCAGAAGTAGAAGCAGATGCAGCACTTGTTGCAGCAGCGCTAACACTTGCCGCCATTGTGCTTGCTGATGTTGCGGCACTAGAAGCAGATGTGGCTGCTGAACTTGCTGAGGTTGCTGCAGAGTTAGCAGATGTTAAAGCATCTGATGCATATGTCGCAATAGAAGATACTGATGCAGCGGCTGCTGTAGCACTCGCTGCTGCGCTAGTTGCTGATGTAGCAGCAGATGTAGCGCTAGTAGCGGCTGCTGAAGCCGAAGTTGCTGCGCTTGTAGCGCTTGTAGATGCGCTTGAAGCAGAGGTAGCAGCAGCACTTGCAGATGTTGCGGATGCAGTGGCACTTGTAGCAGATGCAGTTGCTGACGTGGCTGAACTTGTAGCGGATGTAGCAGCACTAGACGCACTGGTTGCCGCACTCGACGCTGAAGTAGAAGCACTTGCTGCTGATGTACTGGCAGCGGTTGCTGAACCAAGAATGCTATCTACATAATCTTTAGGTGCAGCAGAAGATGCTGACATGCCTGCAGATGAAAGACCAGTAATAACTGGAGTTCCAGATATAGTAGGGCTTGTTAATGTTTTATTTGTAAGAGTCTGTGTGGCATCAAGAATTGTTACCGTTCCAGAAGTGTTAGGAAAAGTAATTGTTCTATCTGCGGTTGGGTCTACAACAGTAAGGGTTGTTTCAAAAGCATCATCTGTAGAGCCTTCAAATGTAATACTTGTGGCAACTCCAGGTGTTCCTGTAATAGTTGGAGAAACTAAAGTTTTGTTAGATAGAGTTTGGGTATCGGTAGTTCCCACTACGGAACTTGTTGATGCAATTCCATGAACCCCACTAGATAATTCGATATGTGTATTTGCCTCACGAAGGTCACGGCCAACAACCATATGGCGGACAGTAGCACCAGCGGAGTGAGAGGAGCCAGTCCCGTCGTTTTCAACACCACGAGTAATTGTAAGTGTATTACCAGCAACCGCCGTAATATCTACAATTTCTTCAAGAGCGGTATCTGGGTCAATTACTACTGTAAATGTTTCTCCAGAAGATACGGTGATACCACCTAGAAGTTGTGTTGCTGATACAACAGTTGCTGATGTACCAGATGAGGTTAGTGAACCTGAGAGTGTCGTTTGTTGAGAACGAGAGGAGTATTTGCGTGTTGTCATTTAGTTACCTATCGGCTGTAGTGGACGCGGATTGGATATTGATTTTGCTGGCGAGACGTTTCTTCTTTCAAGCGTTGTGTATACAAAGCATACAGTTGCTTGGTAGCAGTATTCGACGCACCAAATGGACGCTTGCTATCTGTCTCGTCTGCCTGTGGGCTGATTTGAGCAGCGCGAGCAGGGTCTAGATATGTTAGCAAACGATATGCGGCCCCAAGGATTATAACATCCTTACATGATTCTGGTAAACCAGTTTGTGTAACAAAGTCTTGTGAGTTAGAAGTAAAGGCTTCTGCGTCTGTAGCATAGATTACTTTAACTTTTCTTCCAGGTGTAATATAATCACCAATAGTAATTGTTTGTGCATTAGCGGCAAAAGCAGTAGAGTCTGCTTTAGAATCCCAAGACCATCTACGGACTGGAATCCATTCTTCAGATGGACCAACAGATTGCCACATAATACTTAGGACATTTGAAATAACATATCCATCATAAATATTATAGGTGGTAACTGGGGCTTCATAGGTAAATGTCATACTTTTAACGGCAAACATCGAAGAGCCAGTAGAACGAATTGTATCGTTGATTGCTTTCTTAACTGAGTTGCGTGGGAATACTGGAGAGATAGTTACCTTTGAATCAGCCGCCGCAGTAGATGCAGTTGTGCCTAGATAGCCACGACCATATGGAGATATAGTAGCCGTATTTGAAACACGGTCAAACGTATCAACCCACATTAATTCTTCACCAATTTCAATTATACCTTTACCAAGATTTTCAGAAGAACCTATGCTAAGAACTGTTGGAGAGTTTGATGTAGATACGGTGGATGTTACAGCAGTTCTAAGATATGTGCTTCGCTCTTGTTGATATGTATAACCAGCAAGGTTAATTAGAACTTCATCAATAAGATTAGATAATGTAGTTGTCAAGAGGCTATGCTCCTTAATGCGTCAATTGCTGATTTGCCAGTAGTTCCAGCAAGTTCATTACAGATACCATTTAAATCTTTATAAGCAGAAGGTGCTCTACCAGCACTTGCCT